GGTACCGCTGCTACCAGTACTACCACTGGTAAAACTTATAGTACTTATACCACCTGTAGCGGACGCACCACTGGTACCACTGGTACCACTGCTACCACTGCTACCACTTGTACCGCTGGTAAAACTTAAACTACTTGTACCACCTGTAGCAGAAGCACCACTGGTACCGCTGCTACCAGTACTACCACTGGTAAAACTTATAGTACTTATACCACCTGTAGCGGACGCACCACTGGTACCACTGGTACCACTGCTACCACTGCTACCACTTGTACCGCTGGTAAAACTTTCAGTACTTGTACCACCTGTAGCAGAAGCACCACTGGTACCGCTGCTACCACTTGTACCGCTGGTAAAACTTAAAGTACTTGTACCACTTGTTCCGCTTACACCACTGGTACCAGCAGTACCACCTGTACCACTTGTGCCACTTGATGATCCACTTAAACCACTGGTACCAACCAAACCACTGCTACCAGCAGTACCGCCTGTACCACTTGTACCACTGGTACCACTTGTACCACTTGTACCACTGGTATCACTTGTACCGCTTGTACCATTATTACCACTGGTACCACTTGTGCCACTGCTACCACTTGTAAATGCACCCGAACCACTTGTACCACTTGTTCCGCTTACACCACTGGTACCAGCAGTACCACCTGTACCACTTGTGCCACTTGATGATCCACTTAAACCACTGGTACCAACCAAACCACTGCTACCAGCAGTACCGCCTGTACCACTTGTACCACTGGTACCACTTGTACCACTTGTACCACTTGTACCACTTGTTTGGCTTACACCACTGGTACCAGCAGTACCGCCTGTACCACTTGTACCACTTGTTGATCCACTTAAACCACTGGTACCAACCAAACCACTGCTTCCATTAGTTCCTCCAAATCCACTTGTACCACTTGTACCACTTATACCACTTGAAAAACAACTGTTACCACTTGTACCATTTGTACCATTTTGACCACTGCTACCACTGGTACCAGTGGTACCGCTTGTTCTTGCACCAGTACCACTAGTGCCATTTGTACCATTTGCACCACTGCTACCACTGCTACCACTTGTACCACTTGAAAAACAACTGCTACCACTTGTACCATTCAAACCACTTGTACCATTTGTACCACTTGTACCACTTGAAAAACAACTGCTACCACTTGTACCACTTGTACCATTTGCACCACTGGTACCACTGGTACCACTGGTACCGGTAGTACCGCTTGTTCCTGAACCACCACTAGTGCCATTTGTAGCAGATAATCCGCTGCTACCACTCGTACCATTCAAACCACTTGTACCATTTGTACCACTCGTACCACTTGAAAAACAACTGATACCACTTGTACCACTCGTTCCGCTTTTACCACTTGTACCACTTGTACCACTGCTACCACTGCTACCACTAGTGCCACTTGTACCACTCGTTCCGCTTGTACCACCCGTACCATTTGTACCACTCGTTCCGCTTGTACCACTCGTTCCGCTTGTACCAGATGTACCACTTATACCACTAGTACCATTTGTACCAAATATACCACTTGTACCGGAAGTACCGGTTACACCACTAGTGCCTGACGCGGGTGCTATAAAAACTTCTTTTGTGATATTATCTATGGCTAAAACATGAGTTAACGGAAATGGACCAGCGCCTGTACCTGACGGAAGATTAGTATATAGATTATTGGAAACATATATTTTTGAAGCAGTTATTTCGTTTAGGTTTTTTGAACCTGTTAAAAGGCCTTGTGCGTTTGTAATAATTAATAAATTGCTACCAGAAACCACCCTTTCTGTAAAATTATTTCCAGAGGAGTCACGTTGAGTAAAAAGAGATGCAAATCTATCGATACTACTACCCATACATTATTAAATAAATATAAAATAGTTTGTTTAACACGGTAGTCTTATTATTTAATATGACTGAAACAATGATGTAACTATTCTTCTCCATTGACCCGCGCTATAAATATAAAAATAATTACCATCATAGCTTATCCAACCATCTTGACCATAATCATTTGATTGAACTGGTGTTTGTTGATAAAACTTATCTGGGAATCGTTGAAATACTCTAAATGCTGTATTTATAGGTCTACGAGAACTTGTTGTATATATTGGATTATTGCATTCATCATAGCCACTTATATAGGTACTGGTAGAAGGATCATAATCGAACACAGAAATAGCTCTTCTCATCCAACCGAGAGGGTATTGATATATATAGATATAATTTGAATCGTATGCGAGCCAACCATTTTCTCCATATTCGTTTGAACTTTTTGGCGGTGGGTGAAATGGAATCTTTGTGATAGAAACAGATTTCTTTTCAGTTGGATATACATCCTTTATAATATTTTTATCTATAGGCTGTACACCCACTCCATCAACATAATCAAAATCTTGTTGTTTATCTTTAATAGCTGTTGTATCTTCGAAACCATATTGTTTTGCATTATTCTTAATATTATCCATCTGTTCAGCATCTACCGCAGCCTCCATCAACTTAATCTTTCTGATGGTAAACATCTTTTGGGTAGTATTCTTGATACCTTCTAGGCCAGGTATAAACGATGGATTCAACAAATAACCATTTACGGTTAAATTGAATGTGGTTTTAACATTTCTATCATTGGTATCATCCAACTCAATATCGGTGGTAAAGTTATCAGCTTTTACCAAAAACTTAAATCTTTCTTTATCACCCCAATAATCATTGCAAGCGTAACTTATTTCTTCTAAAAGTTTGTTATTTTGATCAACATAATCGGTCCAAATTACGCATTCATATGTAACTATGACTTGTTTAGGCAATGTTACGGTGAATATTTGTTTGGTTGGTCTAGAATTAAACAATATGTTGCTGTTTAAGATGTTGAATCTGTCATACTTATTTTTTTCTGAATAAGGTACAATAGCTTGATATGCCAAATAACGATTAAACGTAGCACGATCCTTATTATCCGCAACTTCTGAGCGTCTCATCATAAATGCAGGCAATAGTATTTTACCTTGATTATCTCTAATATACCCATCTTTTTTCATAGCGGCCCATCTTTCTGGACTACCATATATGATAGGTACTTTAACCAATTCACCATTATCCATCACTTGTAGATTGATCTTATTATTGATAAAACCCATAATGGTACTATCAATGTCCATCAAATCTATCGTGAGATTTTTTACTTCATCTGTATCACGACGTATAGCAAATTGGCGCTTATATGTGATATCTTTGTCAGATTGTGCCATTGGATCTTGCACCATGTTTGGTACAGGATTTACTTGATTATTAGATATTGAACTTACTTGCCATGGCATAATTAATTTTGTCTTTGTATGATATTTAGTTTACTTAATCTCGTATAGTGAGTATTGACTATTAAACTCCAAGACTTATCTGGGTGACCTCCAAGGAATTGTTCTTGTACAACATTATCCATTTCATAAAATCTTTCGTTATACAAAACAACATCTCCAATTTCTGGAAAAAAGTTTGTAATAATACAATCACGTTCTCTGAACTTAAAAATTGTGTTTTGGTTTCTGTCAGGACCAAATTTTGATGCATTTTCACCAGTTATATCTTCACGTTCGGCTAAACATGAAAGATTAATTGCCGGATAAAACATTTTACCTTGTGAAGAAACTGATTCACCATACATGTTTACGGTAGTTTCGTTAATAGCAATCTTAAACACTTGTACAACTATTTCAGCGATATCACCAAAAAATTCTGCGTTAACAGAACTTAATAAGTTCATATCTCTTTTTGAATAAAATCTACCTGGCAAATAATTTGGATTATAAATCCCAACATCTTTTCTTCCTTGTGTCCAATATTCTTTAAACGCAGGATTTTGCTGTGGATATTGTGGTGAATTTGGGATAGCCATAAATTATCCAATATAAATGTGTAATGGAACTTTAGATAGCATTTTGTTCATAGACTCAGATTCTTTATCCTTGTTTTCTAATTGGTTGACACGTAAACTTTTCTCCAACATTTCTCGTAATTTCTCGATAAGATTGCTTGTTTCCTCCTTAGCCTCAGCACGTAATTCAGCACCATCTAAGGTAACTTCGCCACCTGGAATTGGAACCGTGCTATACTTTTGAAGTATACGACCAAGTGTTTCTTTACAAAGTGCTAAGAAATACTTTTTAATCCATTGTTTTCCTGACTGATTAATTTTACAATATGTACAATATTCGTAAGGGATATCACTCGGATCACTAACATATTCGTATCTTGAACCACTAAAAAAATTGGTAATATTTTTATCATTTTCTAGATAATAATCAATCCAAATTTTTACATCATTCATTGGTATTGGGAATATTCTGAGTTTATTATTACCAACTATTTCAAAACTATATTGACTCTTACGTACCATATCATTGAATTCAATAGCTTGAATACGTTCTAAGTCTTCAAATATCGGAGTCATCAAGAATTGAGTTGCCGGACTATAAGCACTAAAACCAAGTTCTGATAATATGTTACTATAACTCATACCAGTCATGCTGAATGGATCGTATATACGAGCAACAGCCGGTGTTCTAAAATGAAATACTCTACGAACTTCAATTCTTGATCCGGTCAAGTGTTCTATATCTTCACCAATCAATTTGTTTAAATCATATAATTGTTCACTACCACTTATACTTGCAGATACGTTTATATAATTTCTCTTTAGTGGTGTTTCACCATTCACTAGAGCTTCACTACCATATTGTTTACTAAGTTGTACAACAAATGGCAAACCAGTGCTTTTTACGCCCAGTCCAGTTAAATTTGGATATTGATCTTGTGGTAAACCAGTTAAATCTGCCATGTTGTTAACAATATTAAACTCGTTAACTACACGATTATATTCAAGAACGGATTCTTCAAAACAAGCATAGAAATTTTCATCTATCATTTCTATATCAACAATTGGATACCCAAGACGTTTCGCAGCCCACATTGCACTGCTACTACAATCATTTTCAAACGTGGTCTCACCACTATTACAGATCTCGTCCAAATAATAACCAAAAGGAACGTTGCTAGACGTTACAGCACTACCACTGCCGGGCCATCTTATCCTATCTTGATCTAAATTAGCACTCATTTATTATAAATATCGAATGAATGGTAATTTCACTATTTTAATGGTATATATGTAATTTTATATAAAAGAATCCGCAATTATCTTATATACAGATGGTTTTGGTTTTGATTGTAGTTTTTCTTTAAGAAGCAACGCATCTTTCTTTTTCTTGGTGTCCAACACCTTTTTTAGAATATTTTTTACCTTTTTGTTCATATAAATTTGATTATTTTAACAACAAGATTTCCTGTTCCTTTGATAACCCTATGATATGTTTCTTTTGGTATAAAAATTTTTTTATCAAAAGAAACTGGTAGCGAATTATCTAATTGTATTTGCCAATTACCTTCATTTTTTACCACTTCTATCAGCCTATCTTCTTTATCCAAATGCCATTCTAATTGATGAATATCTACATTTGAATTGAATTCACGAATATATTCATTATTTCCTAAATTTGTTTCGTTATATGGTAAACTCATATTTTAATGATCTTACTAGCAGACCCTTTTTCTCTCATATATCTATTGAATTCAACAAATAAATCTTCCGCATTCATTCTGGCATCTACTTCCCAAGGTAGAGTTTTTTCTTTTTCTTCATCGTCATATTTAGGATATTCTTTACCATCCCAACTATTATCTACAATGTTGTATCTACCATCTTCAACTTGTTTGATGTGCCAGCATTCGTGTGCTAATGTTTTAATTTGATTATCGCTACTATGAGGACTGTTTGTTCTCATAATAATCTTATAGCTGTCTACTTTATATGGTTTACTCTTACCTTTAACATCTACCTTACCCTGAACTTTTCCATCTAAATTACCAAACTCTAATTTGATTTTACCGGTGGGTAGATTTAATCTTTTAGCAAAAAATTTATACGCAGTTTTAAGTCTTTCTTTATCAACGATATTTTTTAGTATTTCATTTAAATTAGTACCAAATTTAGGTAAATTATCAACCTCATGTTTTAAAGGTGTAGACAAATCAACCAATTTATACTTGATTGGCAAATTCTTAATTGAATTGAAAACTGTATTAACATTCTTTGGACTATCATCGATAAAAAATATATCATTAAATCCTTCGTTATTAATTTTATCAACAATCCAATCCGCTTTAGCCTGCGGATTACCAGTTCCAAGAGTTATAACCGGCAAATCAATTTTAAATATCTTATTGATAATATTCTTGATGTGCTTATTAGCTTCATCTCCTCTAGCCGTCAGTATGACAGTCAACCTATCTTTAACGCCTGCATTTACAATTTTATAAAATCGTTTAGCAACTGGCTTAATGATTTGAGGATTAATAATTGTTTCAAATTGACTGAAATCAAACTCATCTCCTGGTTTTGGTTCATAGACTGCATATTCAGCAGGTGTAAGATATGAAAACTTACCAGGCCCTTGCTTTAATAATACCTTTGCGGTTGTATGAAAAAGTGTATCGTCAAAATCAAACACCCTTAATTTTTTGGTTTGAATCATAGTAAAGCCTTAATAATTTTTTTGTAAATTGATTCTTTCTTAACTAATTGATCCAATGGCACACCTCTATATTTTTGTCTTATTTGCGCAATAGGCATACCATATTGTTTTTCAGCCTGTGCTGCTAAACTATATCTATCAAGCTTTTCTTTTTCTTTAGCATGTAGTTTACGTGATACACTAGCCGCAACAACACTTTTTACATTGTCGGTATAATACTTTTCACCCGAATTCAATAAATCATTTAGTATCTTAATTTCAATTTCTAAACTATCCACTTCACGTTCCAAATTGGCTTTTTCAGCAGTTGTAAACTTTGCTCCTGTTGTATGTAATTTGCCTCTCTTTTCAACAAACTCTTGGGTCTTATCATCAATTACTTTTTCTAATGATATACCAGCTGGTTTATTATCAGGTTCCAAAAATGCATAGGAAATAGTTTTTTCAGAATCTATTGGTGCCATTGTTGGCATATCTGTATCAGTTATTACTATAGTAACATTATTACCATCAATGAATAATACATCACCGAAAATTTTCATGCCTTTTAATTTTACTTTGTCTCCAATCGTAAAATACTTTGTAGCTTCATTATCATCAGATTGTGATTTAGGTGTTGTAGGTGTCGTTGGTTCTTTCTTGGGTTCATCAATACCATACAATTCATTGTAGGTATAGATTTTGCTGCCTGGTTCATATAATACTTCTTTTACATTATAACCATTGAATTCTATGGCATATTCATATTCTTTCTTAAACGGCATCAATTTAGACAAATTAGATGTCCAAAATGATACAATAATAGCTTTACCTCTTGGAATAGCTGATTCAATTTTTATATCTAAATTTGTAGTTGTTGTTTCTTCAGAATCATCATCTACTTCGAATATCCTACCCTTTAGTAGTGGATCGGCATAAGGACCAAATCTACCAAGACCTTTTAATAAATTTTCTAGTTGTAAATGACCACCGCCATTATTTCCGCTCTTTAATTGTCTTAATGCTTTTTGTGCCCAATAATCAAGTTGATCACGATCAGATGTATATTGTATATCAGGAGCTTTATCCAATTCATCAATCTCTTTTAGTACATCCGGATCATCACAAAGAAATACTTTTTTAATAACGCTATATCCAAATACCAAATTCTTATTTGCTTTTTCATCTTTATAAACAAGAAAAGCACATTTATTAGCTGGAGTAGAGTAATTATAAGTCTTTTTCTTAAAATATACGGTATCTGGATTTTCAATCAAAAGTCGGTTTAAACTAATCATATAGTTATAAATATTATTTGTAGGATATATCGTTTGATATTTATATGAAGAATGATATTAATGACATTTTTAACCATATTGCTACTAATTCTCTGGTGTAGTATATTTGAGTGGCTATTACATAAATATTTGATGCATAAGTCACTTTTCAAGTTTGAATACGCGTATAAAGCTCACACCAAGGTACATCATAATATTTATAAGTACGACGAAACTTATCACGCTCAAAATGGAGATGATGGTAAAAAGATTCCTATGGCTTGGTGGAATGGCGTGGTAATCTCATTACTAGCTGCATTACCTATGTTTATATTTGGATATAAAATATTCTTGTTAACATTTGTTGTGTCTATGTGTTATTACGGAATGTATGAATTTATACACTGGTGTATGCATTTTCCAAAAAGTAGAAATGTAGAATATAGATTATGGTTTAAGAAACTAAACGGACACCATTTATTACATCATAGATATATGCATAAAAACTATAATGTGGTACTGCCATTTGCTGATTGGTTATTTGGTACTTTATTAATAAAAAGTCCAATTAAATTTGGTCAATGTAAACCATCTTATTGTGTACCAAATGTTCAGCCAGAATAATTACTTCTAGGACGCATTGGTTCTATATTAGGATAAACCAAGTCTAGATGATCAAAATCGTCTTTAGTAGTGTCTACTTTTTTGACATTATTATAATAATTTTGCAACCACATCTTACCGATTGGATTCTTAACAGGACTCTTCAAGAATTGAATCACACTTCTCAATACACTTTTATCGATTGGCTCACCACTTTTTGTACGATCAACAATCTTGAAATTGTTCCCAAATATGTTTTGAAAATGTCCCATGTTATTTTGACAACTGAACCACATTTGCGACAATAAATCTTCAGGTATTTTACGAGGTCTTTTATTGTTTCGTTCGATTGCTACTTGCAAGCTTGTGTTTACAAATATCATATAACAATCATAACCATATTGCTCCATAATTCTTTTCTTTATTTGTATGGATTGTATACTATCACCTGTACCATCTATGATAAGACCCAATCGGGAGTTTCTATACATGACCAATTTTTTATTTGTTATTTGTTTTGCTTTTTCTCTAGTAGATTGTGGGCCGATTGTCAATTTTTTAAATTCATCTGGACTCAACTTACTCAAATCAGATGAAATCTTCATTTTCTGAAGCATTTGTTCAAATTCATTATCACTGTTGATTAACTTTAACCCATACTTGTTGACCGAGGAATCAGACGGTAAATCAAACAATTCATTTGCAACTGTGCTTTTACCACTACCAGGTCCACCCGCCATAAATATACATTTGAGTGTAGATGGATCGTCTACACCTTCTGTCAATCTGTTTTTTTTAAGTAATTCAAGTAAGTTCATATATTTAAATATAATTCACATTACGAATATATCGCCTATATTAGCTCCTAAAACATCTTCAATTAGATATGGTATTGTATTTGCAATATTATCTAATTTTTCTTGTGCTTCTTCTAAATTTTGTGTGGTTGCTATAGTTTTGCTACCATAAGGACCAAATCCTACCAAAAGCTTTTTGGTAAGAGGATTAAATGTAATTTTACCGTCTTTTAAATATTGTACAAACAATTCATAGTAAAATTCGTAGTATCTACGATGTAGTTTACCTTCTCTGGCACTACGCATTGTACCAATATGGTTAAACAATCTACCTTTGGCTAAATCAAATGTTCTGGATTTTTTATAATCATCACTGCCATATCTTGTGTTTTCTTTGCTTTTACCGTAAATCTTTAACAGTTCATTAAATTCTTTATCAACCCAGTCAGTATATTCTTTGAATTGATGTGTTTTATTCATTACGTGACCTACTCTATGAATTATAGTCCACGCAGTCATAGGAATTTTATCAGCGGCTGTATTGCTTACAAAGAATACTGTGATGTTATCACTATTGATTTTGAATTGGTTAGGATCTAAACCCAAACCTTCTGGATATGGTTTTACGAGAAATTCGTATGGTACTCTACCTTTTTCGCTGAATTGTCTTAAACCAGGCTTGTTAACAAAATAAAAATCAAAGTTGACTGATGTATTTTTTAACATATCCTTGACTTTTTGTATGGTTACTGGATGACTTAGTGCAGCTCTGTCTCTTGGATCTTTGTATGAAGCGCCTTTTTCAAATCCGCCTAATGTTGTATATGCGCCTAGGGGGGCTTCGTTTAGTATATCTTTAAATTTGATCATAGAGGAGGTGGTGTTGGACTTGGAAATGTATGTGTAGCTGTTGGAATATTTAAACTGGTAAACACAAACTCTCTTTCAAATAAACCGGCTGAATTAATTACTATTCCATTGTAACTATCAATAAACAAATATTGACAGGCTTGATTGTTCAAACTACCATCACTTGTTAGCGAGTATCCAACGCCTAAATTACTTTGTGTTTCCCAATAGGCATCATTTTTAGAATTTTTGGCAGATTCGTACACCCAAGTATTATAGTAAGCTAGATTTTTTCCATAAAAACTTGCAGCATTGTTCTGCATATCTTGTTCAGTAAATTGTGAAGTAACATACTCTTGGGATGGTTGATATGATGTAATTACAAACCTCTTTAACAATACTGACCAAATAGATTGATCCAAAGCATATGTAGCTGTTTCCAATAAACTATTGAATAGTGGATCATCTTGGCTTGGAAATAAATTTGGTGTAGCCAAATCAGAAACATTGCCAGAAATTGTCGTAGTAGCAAATGGAGTGATTAATTGTCCACTATAAGTATTGTTCCACAATCCAGATGTATTGGCATACAAATTTTGTAAATCACTACCACATTGTAGTGATGTTTGTTCAAATCTACTCATAAGATCAGCAAACTCTCCAGCCAAACACGGTGGTGTAGTTGTAGCATATTGAGCTACCATAGAAGCAATAAAATTACCAGCTAATGCTCCTCCAAATCCAATACAACCACCCAATGCTGATGTTGCACTTGTAAGAAGATTTACACCTATTTGTAAACCCAGATCTTGATTATCTGTTTGTTGTAACAAGGCATATGCATTTAATATCTTAGAATTACCATACGAGTAAAACTGGTTATTGAATATTATCATGTTATTCAAATTAACTTGTGCATTAGCTATATCAGTTGAAGAAGGAGTTGTTGTCATCTGTTAATAAATATTAAAAAAACTCACTTGGAAAATATCATAGAGAGTAATTAGTTCTGTAGGATTGGACAATTGCCCACTTATTTTCGGGTTGAAATATTTGAGGATACTTTAAATACGAAGCATGTCCATCTGCATATATATATGATGCTCCATTGTTGTGCTTTTTAAAATCTAATTCAGTTTGATCATTACCTTTTCCTTCAAATATATCCATATAAAAATGTCTTGAATTTCCTAACTTTTCCCCAAATATTACTGTTTCACTTACGAATAGAATGGAACTAGACTTCAATGGTTCCTCTAAAATGTCCCAATCCGCGTCAAAATATTCATAGTAATAATCATTAAATCCATTGATTATAAAACTACGATTTGATTTGTTAATGTTTGTTTCAACTAGATTATTTGTAAATTTATCGACAGGACATCTTAATATACCAACATTCTCATAATATGGTTTTAATGCTAATGGCCACTGATTTGTCAAACTACGCGGCGGATATATGTCATTATAATCTAACTTATATTGTTCAGCTGAAAGACCCAATTGCCTAGAGTTGTTTAAACATTGTATTTGAAGCGCTTTACTTTTTGCTTTACTCAATGATGGTAATAAAAGACCGGCTAATATTGCAATTATAGCTATTACCACTAGTAATTCAATCAAAGTAAATGCTTTTTTATTTTTCATAACTAATTGTTTGTTTTTTTAAATTATACTTACCAATTCTATAATAACCAGTATTAGCTGTAAATTTTATCAGATAATTGTCTGTTTTAATAGTCATATCTTCTTCTTACATTCTTCTTACATTCTGGTTCTACTCGATCTTATAACATGTAATCCGCATGTAGGAATTACTTGTGTCATCAAACAACCACACTTAACATGTCTATTTTTAGTTAATATCATACTCTTATAAATAGAAAATCCCGCCAGAACCTAGCGGGACTTTGTCATAAATTTATTATTTGATTAAACCTTATTTCCAAGTCTCTTGTTAACAATAGATTGGACTTTCCTTAAAAAAGCAGCATCATCTGTTTTACCATCTCTTTCAGCAGCTGCTGCTTTTCTGGCAGCAATTACAGCATCACCAGTAGTAATCTTGCCATCACCGGTTTGATCCAATTTCTTGGTAACCTTTGGAGCTGGTGGTGATTGTTTCTTAGGCGCTTCTTTCTTAGGAGATTCTTTTTTAGCTTCTAATTTAAGTTCTTCTAGTATTTCTTTGATTAAATTTTTAATTTCGTTACGCGTCATATAATTTCTCCTCTTAATAAATATATTTTAAAATTTAAATTACCAATATTTTCTTTTACCTTTATTGCTCAATGATTTCATTCTATGACTTCTATAAAGCCAATATCCAGCTGTTGTTTGATCTTTTGAGCACATATACGTCTTAATTCAGTAAGAACTGGACGTTTTTCAACCTCAAACTTAACCATATTATATTTGTCGTTTTTAAACGTAGTTTATTTTTTTGTCTTTTAAAAGACAATAAATTTTACCATAAAAAATTTAATTAAAACTTTTACCACAACCACAAGTGCTTGCTGCATTTGGATTAATAAATTTAAAACCTCCGCCCATTAATTCATAAGAATAATCTAGTTCAGCCTCTTTAATATAATTCGCACTAAAATTGTCTATGACTACACTCACACTTTCATATTCATATACCAAATCATTGTCTCTGATTTCATCAAATGTCATACCATACTGTAAACCACTACATCCACCTGCTTCTACAAATATTCTCAAACTTTTGTTTTTATAATCCTCTGTATTTTTAACTAAATTATTTACTTCGGTTAAAGCATTATCAGTTAATTTAATTATTGAAGTTTCTAATTTTATCATAATTTACCAAAATCTACCTCGGCCTTTATTACCTAAACTGCGCATACGATGACTACGACAACTCCAATAACCGGCTGTTGTTCTGTCTTTCTTTTGAGCACATCTATGTCTAGCAGCAAAACTTTTTCGACGAGCTTTATTGCCTGCTCTACTTCTCATATTTGGATCTCCGAATGTTACTTTCTTGATTTTACCATTTTTACCTTTGACGTAGACAGCATATTTTTTTGGTCCACCTGGAGTTCTAACTGGTCTATTAAGTGTAACACTTCTGCCACGATGTTTAGCTTCAATTATCAAATCTTCTTCAATTTCAATCGGAGCATCCAAATAAACTTCTCTACCCTCAAAAATTTCTTTTTTACCAAGGTCACTCTCAACCAATTCAGCGTCTGGATCACATAGTTCAATTAAATTATTGTAATATAACTTACGAACTTCTTCAATTAACTCAAAATAAGATTCACTATAAGTTCTAAAAATGTTTTCCATTAATGGAATTTGTTTTTCTAAATGATAATTTAAATTAGCTGTAATTACTGTATCTTGCAGCATTTTCATCGGACAAAGTTCTTGATTTTCAAATAAATCGATTAATTTAATCATATAATATAAATATTATTCATACTTGTTTGTTAGTTTTAATTCGCCAATTAGTCTCTTTTCGTTGTCATTTAAGTTTTTATCCAATTCAACACCTAAATCCTTTAACGTATAACTAACCCCAGTCTTTTTCTCTACATTCTTCATTATTTCTATAGTATCCACAACACTATCCAAAGTGGTCTTGTATTTACCAAATTCAACCGAAGAAGTCAAATTACTAAAATCAACAGATCTAGGAGCTATACCCTTTATTATTGATATTGCATATGAAGCAATATGTTCAAATACACTAAATATCGCGCTTGCAATTGGATTTGTAGCTGCCAAAAATCTCAATACCATAAAGCATATCAAGAATATTAATATGCCAGTAACCCCTATTGTCACAAACCTCTTCAAACCATACATGACACCGCCTAGACCCATCCAACTGTTTACTTCATTCACGGTAACCTGAAGGGCGTCTGCCTTTTTTGCCACCTGCGAAGCCTGTGTTTCCAATCCTTTTATTTGTTTTTCATACACATCTTCAATTTCTTTTTGTCTTACTTGAAGAGTCATAATCTCATCATCACGTTCTTTGAGTAGTTTACCGCCCTTTTGTTTTTCCTTTTCAACTTCACTATTCAATAGATCTGTGAGTTCTTTTATTTTGTTCAAATCATCGATATTTGGATTACCAGTGATGTTCAAAATTCTACCATTAAAGTCTATAGCAGTCTTGACTTGGACGGGCGGATTTGTAACAGATTTAAGAGAATAGTCAGTTCCACTAGCTAGTGTAGCAACTTGTTGTAACTTTTCACCTTCGTTTTTTGCCATTTCAACTCGGGTATTTGCAAGAACATCTTTGGTCTTTTGGACCTTTTCTACATTCGTAGATTTGCATCCGCTGACCAATAAAAATGATGTTAAAAATAGTGTAAATAGTTTTCTCATGTCTATAAATATCAATCCATACTATAAAAACTTGTATATTTCACCACTATAATATATGATACTAACATGTCAAAATATTGTGATACATCGTTAATTGACATCAAAAGTATCAATAAAAATGTTGCAAAAACACTTATTGAAAAAAATCATTACACTCACAAATGGAGTTTATGTACTGTAGCTTATGGTGTTTATCATAAAGAATATATAGAAAGCACATTCTTTGGTGGTTATAACGAAAAATTAATTGGCGTATTGATATACGGAAATGCAGTAGGTAGAAATGCCAGTACAAGCATATCTCCACTACTTACTAACAACAATGTACTAGAACTTACAAGACTGTGGATATCTGATGGTTATGGCAAGAATATTGAAAGCTATTGTATTGCTGAAAGTTTTAGATTATTAAACATCGAATATCCCCACATAAAATGTATATTAAGTTACGCTGACAGCGAGGTGGGTCATAAAGGTACAATATATCAAGCAACAGGATTCCTATATCAAGGGGATAATTATGTAGATATAGCACTAATGCCTAACTATAGTGTTAGTTTAAACGGTCCTCCTAATTATGAGTGGATACATAGTAGAAGTGTTTATGCTAGATGGAAAACACATAGTGTGGATAAACTAAAAGAACGTATAGGTAGAACATTTTGGCGCAAACGTGAAAGCGGTAAACATCGTTATATCAAGTTTATTGGCAACAAGATAGAAAATAAAAAGTTAGCTAAATCACTAAAACATAAAGTTCTACCTTACCCAAAAAATACTTCGTTCAAAGAAGAAGTAACGGAAATCCTTGTGGAAAATATCAATCAATTTTTTGAATAAAAAACCCCCAACCTTTCGGAAGGGGGTTTGTTTAATTAAAATTACTTATTAGAATTGACTTTAAAATTGTTATGACACCCAATTACATACTTTTGAGCCTCTTTATTATGAATCCATCCCTTTACTTTAATAGGATTGGGTTTTTTATTAACCTTCTTATACAACCTAAAAAAGTCTTCACACACTGTTAAAAACATAGAATCTAGATCATCTATATCTTCGTAATTATTTGGATTATATGTTGGAACTCCTAATATTTTATAGTCTTTCTTATCGTAATCATATGTTACTAATCCACCCACAATCTTAACCGTTATAAGAGATAAAGGTATAAGAGGTACGGTGTTATATATTAAAATATCGGTTGGATCTCCATCCTCGGATAAAGTTTGGGGTAAAAATCCATAACTGGCTGGATATTGAAGTGAACTAATTAAACATCTATCCAATCGTAACATGTTTAATTTAACATCATATTCATATTTTGCATTTGTATCTTTTGGTATTTCTACAATAGCATGAGCCTCAGTTGGAAACAGTATGGGTTGCGAAACATTAATTAAATTTTGTAGCATAAAACGGAGAACTAATATAAGTATATATAAATTTTATGATAATGTCAAATATATAAAAAACAAAAAAAACAAAAAAAAATTAATATTTTCTTTTATGTAATTTAATCGTGGTTAGTGATACACCATACTTTTCACTCAATTCGTTATTACTAAAATTACCACTCTTCAAATCATCAACAAATTCATTTTTTCTAAGCGCAAAGTTTCTCTTTTGTTCACTAATCTTACGTTTCATTTCATCACTCATAGCACCACGCTTTTTGCCTTTTAAGCCGTTATCATAACTGTAATTAATATTGCGATTAGCCAACTTTTCATTTCTCTCCTTATATTTAAGTGTACCAACGTCAGTACCATATTTAGCAACAAACCACTCTAATGTATAACGTCCTACAGCACGTTCTCGCTGTCTCTCCTTAGCCTCATCACTATGTTTTTTACCATGCATATGACCCACATTATTTGCAGCAGTCATATTTTCTAAGATTTTTTCTTTATTAGGATTATATGTAAAATTATCTCCACCGTTAGCTATTGGACTGATATTATAACCAATATCACGCATATAAGGTTTAAATATATCTAAATAAAATTGTTCTCGTTTAAATAATTCACTTTCATTCACATTCTCCAAAATAACAAATTCAAAACCAGACTCTCCATAAAAATCCCACGCATGTTGCAGCTTAGGATTGATATGTTTATTTTGCTTTAAATCGTTTTTGTGTTCCCACCAACGACGGTCAATATCTTTAGCAGAGCCAATGTAAAACTTACCATTTTTAATATTTGTTATTTTGTATACACCACTTTTCATATAATATAAGTATATACAAATTCTATGGTAATGTCAAATATTTTATTTATGTGCAACAAAAAACCCCAACTTTCGTTGGGGTTTTGAGTTATTTTAATTGAACCAAGAATTATACGGTGTCAAGATCACTGATAAGAACTTTTCCATAGAATTCGGGGCGCACTACCTTCTTAGCGTAGCGGGTCATTACGCCTCTACGTGGTGTGAAGTTAGTTGGGTCATAAACCAATGGAGTTTGGATTAGTGGAATATATGGAGCATATACTGCACCGGTTTCTAGGAAGTTGCTTC